TAGCTGTGTTCTTGTTGATGTTGATGACTCCCTCGATTCTATCTTTAGCTCTGATATGGCTATTGGCAGATACGTTGCACAAAGGGCGGGAATCGGCATCAACGCAGGCAGAATCCGTGGGATCAACAGTAAGATCCGAGGTGGAGAAGTTCAGCACACGGGTGTTGTACCGTTCCTCAAAAAGTTTGAGTCAACTGTCCGATGCTGTACACAGAATGGCATCCGAGGTGGATCAGCGACAGTACACTTCCCCATCTGGCACAAAGAAATAGAAGATATTATCGTATTGAAGAATAACAAAGGAACTGAAGACAACCGTGTTCGTAAACTAGATTATAGTATTCAATTCTCCAAACTCTTCTATGAAAGATTTATCAATGATGAGGAAATGTCCCTCTTCTCACCTCATGACGTTCCATCAGTTTCTGATTCTTTTGGGCTTCCTGAGTTTGATGATCTCTATGTGGCTGCAGAACGAGATGAGTCTATTCCAAGAAAAACTATCCGTGCTCAAGAACTCATTCTGGACATCTTAAAGGAACGTGCAGAAACTGGTCGTCTTTATATTATGAATATCGACCACTGCAATTCTCACTCATCATTCCTTGATAAAATTTGGATGAGTAATCTGTGTCAAGAAATTACTTTACCTACAGAACCACTTCAACATATTGATGACGTGAGTGGAGAAATTGCTCTTTGCATTCTTTCTGCTATCAATGTAGGTAAACTACGTAGTATTGATGATATGGAAGAGTTGTGCGATCTTTCTGTTCGTGCCTTGGAAGAACTAATTGATTATCAGGAATATCCTGTTAATGCTGCAGAACTTGCAACAAAGGCTCGCAGGTCTTTGGGAATTGGATTTATTGGACTTGCACATTATCTCGCTAAACTTGGAGCCAAATATGGTGATGTTCTTGCTGTAACTGAAGTACATAAACTCACTGAGGCATTCCAATACTATCTTCTCAAGTCATCCAATCAAATCGCCAAAGAAAAGGGTGCTTGTACTGATTTCAATCGTACAAAATATTTTGAGGGAATTCTTCCTATTGATACATACAAGAAAGATGTTGATGAGTTGGTAGCACCGGCATACTTCTATGATTGGGAAACTCTACGAACCGAGATTCAAACATATGGACTCAGACATAGCACGTTGTCCGCACAAATGCCTTCTGAAAGCAGTTCCGTTGTGTCAAACGCTACCAACGGAATCGAACCTCCTAGAGGATACTTGTCCATTAAAAAGTCAAAGAAAGGGCCTCTTAAACAGATTGTTCCACAGTACAACTCTCTTAAAAATAATTACACTCTACTCTGGGATATGCCTGATAATAGCGGTTATATTAATGTGGTCGCAGTCATGCAAAAGTTCTTTGACCAGGCCATCTCTGGAAACTGGAGTTACAACCCAGAGAACTATCCAGACAATGAAGTGCCCACCTCAGTAATGGCACAAGACCTTCTGAGAACTTATAAGTATGGATGGAAAACTTCTTACTACCAAAACACCCATGATCAAAAATCAGATGAAGTAAAAGAAGATACTACTAAAGAACAATTAAATAAACTACTTGAACAAATTATGGAATCTAGTGAGGAAGATTGTGAAAGCTGCAAAATCTAGTAAAATTAAAGAGGAATTACAAATGGTAAAAGGAATGACCGTATTCAACACTAGTACAGATGTTGATTCTAAAAGACAACCAATGTTTTTTGGTCAACCATTGGGTTTGCAGCGTTATGATTCTTATAAGTATCCCGTATTTGATAAACTTACCCAACAACAACTTGGATATTTCTGGAGACCTGAAGAGGTCTCTCTCCAGAAAGATCGTGGAGATTATCAATCACTTCGTCCAGAACAAAAACATATCTTTACTTCTAACCTGAAGTATCAAATCATGTTGGACTCCGTGCAGGGTCGTGGCCCTTCCATGGCTTTCCAACCTTATTGTTCTCTTCCTGAATTGGAAGCGTGCATGGAAGTCTGGGGATTCATGGAAATGATCCATTCTCGTTCATATACCTATATTATTAAGAACGTATACTCTGATCCAGGAGAAGTTTTTGATCATATTCTTGATGATGATAAGATTGTAAGTCGTGCATCTTCCGTTACCGAAGCTTACAATGACTTCATCAATTCCGCTCAACAGTATGGTATTAGTGAAGATTGGAAGTATGCACAAGAAGGTGCAGGTTACTTCAAGGACAATCGTAAAGAACTCAAAAGAAAACTCTATCGTGCTGTAGCCAATGTCAATATTCTCGAAGGTATCAGGTTCTATGTCTCGTTCGCTTGCTCATTTGCGTTTGGTGAACTCAAACTTATGGAAGGATCCGCTAAAATTATCTCTCTCATCGCCAGAGATGAAAACCAGCACCTTGTCATTACTCAAAACATCCTCAATAAATGGCGCGAAGGAGACGATCCAGAAATGCAAGAGATTGCTAAAGAGGAAGAGTCTTTCGTAACAGAATTGTTCAGAAAGTGTGTTGATGAGGAAAAGGAGTGGGCAAAGTACCTATTTAAAGATGGATCTATGATTGGACTTAACGATAAACTTCTCAGTAATTATGTTGAGTGGGTTGCAAATCGCCGTATGAAAGCTATTGGTATGAAACCAATTTATGATATCCCAGCAAAGAACAACCCTCTTCCTTGGACTGAACATTGGATCTCTTCCAAAGGTCTTCAGGTTGCTCCACAGGAAACTGAAGTTGAGTCCTATGTTGTAGGTGGCATCAAACAAGATGTCAAGAAAGATACTTTCGCTGGATTCAAACTCTAAATAAAATACATTAAACTATTATTATGTCTATAGTACTTACCGAATTGCCTGCCAATCCATTTTCTTTTGAAGTACTTTCCTTAGCATCAAAACAAAAAACTAATGCTAAAAAAGTGGAAGTACTTCGAACTTATCAAGATCCCTCATTGAAGTCCTTACTTATTTGGAACTTCGATGAGAGTGTAATATCCTTACTTCCGGAAGGTATTGTTCCATATTCTAGTGTTGGTCAACAAAACGTTAGATCTGGAAATCTAAGCGATAATATTCAAAGATCTGTTTCTGTGATGGATGACATTGGAACAAATTCTATTGGATCTCAAGATCAAGGTAGAACTTCTATTAGAAAAGAATATACTTATTTTTATAATTTTATCAAAGGTGGGAATGATCGTCTCTCTAGTATGAAAAGAGAAACAATGTTCATTAGTATTCTGGAAGGCCTTCATCCCATGGAAGCTGAAATTCTAATGCTTGTTAAAGATAAAAAATTAGAAACTAAGTATAAAATTTCTAAGAAAAATGTTTCTGATGCTTATCCTGATATTCAGTGGGGTGGCAGATCCTAAATACATTCATAAGACTACGGTAGATTAAATGGCGAAATCTGGAATTGCTACTGGTTCCTTTCCTAATGATGGTCAAGGAGACACTCTTTTGAGTGGTGCAATAAAGATAAACAGTAATTTTAATGAAATTTATTCTGCCGTCGGTGATGGATCTGAAGTAACATTGGATCTTCAAGGATTCAGTTCTTCCTCTCCATTAACCATAGTTCTTGATGGAAGTACATTAAGATTTAGTGTTGCGGGTATTGGAACCGCTTCACTATCACTAACATAAAAATTAACTATGAAAAAAATTATCATGGGTATTGTAGCAGCTGCTACTATGTCATCTTCTGCTTTTGCAGAACCAACTAAAGGATTCTATACAATGGATGCCATGGGTTGCATGTTATTACGAGAATGCACCAAAGATGTCCAGCGAGTCGAAAATATCTCTACTATTGCTGACGCTCATCCCGATAGTGATTTTAATATTGTTGCTGACGAGTTCAGTAGAATGCTCACTGCCCTTGATAAGGTCGGAGTTAAGGTGTTTCTAGCGGATGAAAAATATTTTCCCGTAGGACATCGTGGTGTTTATCATACTGTAAGTAATAATTTCTTTCTGAATAAGACTTATATGCGTCGCCCTGGTGTCTTAATGACGGTGATGCGTCATGAAGGATGGCACGCTGCACAGGATTGTATGGCAGGAACTATCAAGAATAGTTTGATTGCCATCATCAGACCAGAAGAAGATATTCCTATGCTATATCGTGAGATGGCAGAACGTAGTTATCCTGCAAGTGCAGTGCCCTGGGAATCAGAGGCAGGATGGGCAGGTAGAACCGAGAAAGTTACGATGGAAGCACTTGAATCCTGTGCTCGTGGTACAATGTGGACTGATTATGAACCAACTCCACTCACCCGTAAGTGGTTAATCGAAAATAATTATATCGATAAATAATAACATTCAAAATATTTTTTGAAGACCACCCAAAACAAATTCTTTGAAAAAATCCTTTCAGTTTTATAATGTAGAATTTGTTGTTGGAAACCAGAATTTACATATGACACATTTAACGAGAGATGTGTTAATCAAGACCATCGTTGCAGAAGAAATGGTAGGCTGCGGAGGTACTGATTACTTCAAATCCCTAAAAAGTGCATACCATAGATGGGAACACGAATCAAGTGAATCCCTCTGCAAAAAATACAATTCAATAAAACAAACAAAAATCGGTGTTGAGTCCCTACAACCATAAATAACAGAGCCTTACACTCTACAAATGCTCGGTAAATCCAAAGCGAAAGTAGAAGAGAAAGACCATCACGATCATGAAGATAAGAGTGAAGTTTTGGGTAATTTAGTGAAAGTTGTTGTCCTAATATGGTCTGCATCTCTTCTTACGTTTAGCTACGTTAGACTACCAAACGGTCAAAAAATTCTTGATTTTGATCCTACTTTTATCGCCTCAGTGTTTTCGGGTTCGTTAGCTGCATTTGGTTTGTCTCCCGCTAAGGCAGGTGGTGGAAATGGAAATGGTAAAACAGTAACAAAGAAAGAACCAGAAGTCGTTTCTGCTGTAGAACCAAAGGACAAACCACAATAACTCCCTAACCCGTCATGTCTATTTTTGACAGAAAAAAAGAACAACCTGGTGATTATTATCCAGAACCCGTAGTAAAAGAACTACCTAAGCGTCCCATCTTCAAATGGGCAGTACTTGGAGTAGGGACCGTTTTTGGTATTGCCCATCTTGGTGTTCTTGGTCACTTATTAAATAGAAGTCAACTTCCTATCATTAACTTGCCTGTTGGTGACTATACTGCTTATCAGGTAGATGCTCATAAGGATGGGTATCGTATTCAGTATCGTGCCAATGACCCTAGAGTCATGGACAAGAATAAAGTTCTTGTGAAGAAGAATGGATTCTTTGGTATCGGTGGAGATACTAAGATAGTCCAACAAGAAGAGTACACCATGGACGGAGCGCAGCATCTCCAGGGTGGTGAAGTGGGAAAGTTGACTGCGAAAAAGATAGAGTGTATCAAGGCGGAAGGTGGTGGCGAAAATGCAGGTAGATTGGTTGGAACTAGTATTGGTGCTTCTGCTGCCCCAATGTTTGCTAATATTCCTTACATTGGTTGGTTGGCAGCGGGATGGGTAGCAATGTTTAGTGGAAACACTGGTGCTGATATTGGTGGAGAAATCGCAACTATGACAAAGGATTGTGATTTCTGACCCATTCAGAATAGATTCTATGATTGCTGTCCCATCTTAGATCTATACACTCAAATCCAAATATTTTAGAATATTCCATGTGGAGATCAAATGACCAAGGAAAGAAATCTATTTTTTCACATTCTTTGTTTTTATGATCTTTTCTTCCTGGATTTGATCTCCAGTATATTCTTGCCGTTGGTTTCAAAAAGTTTACGACGTAATTTATATCTGTTATAATCTTATGAAAAGATCCAAAGTTTATACTCCCTAGACAAAAAGCCACATCAAATTTTTTTTCTTTTTCAATGAGACTATATTCCCCAATTGTCATTTTATAGTCTGCTTCATCATATGCTGGATCTATTCCCACTAAGTTTTTTATTTTTCCTTTAAATGGATTTGGTCCACAACCAACGTCAAGTACCCACTCATCATCAGCAATGTTATTGATTAGGTTCCAACCACAATAATTATATTGTGATATATTACTTGTCCATTTTGTTGCAAAATAATTATTAAGTTCTTTTTGATTCATGAATTTACCTGATAAAATATTTTTTACTGGAGTGCCTGGATCTCGTTGGAGTGGTATAGCTCAGACTATGGAAAAAATGTCAGGTATGAATACATCTGACAGGACAACTGAACGTGAGTATTCCCACCATAGTTATACTGGACATAGGGGTGCCTATTTTGGTCCAGAGATGGAATTTGAACCTATTTTGGATGCAGACTATATAAATCAAGCATGGACTAATCCGAATGGTTGTAAACTTGTCAAGAGTCATGAATGGTCATATTATCTAGGTAATATACGTAAGTGGTTTCCAAATGATTTGATCATGATGGTATATCGTCCAGACATGATAAGTTATGCTTGGTGGCATGAAGCAGGAGGATTTCAAATTCAATATCCAAACTATTCTGGATACAAAAATAGCAATTTTATGTTAACTGAAATAATGAAACAAAATTCCTGTATATTAAAATTTGGAATGGAAAATAACTGTACATGGGAATATTTTACTTCCGATTGGATATTCAGAAATTTTGGACAAAAAGTAGAAGATGTTAAAACATTTTCAGATATTTTGGTTACTCTGATATGAATAATAATATTTTAATAGGACATTTAGGTTGGGATGGATGTCATTTTTTAGGATCCTGCCTTACGATGAGTGATGAAGTTTATTGTAATAATTTAACTCTTCGTGGAAAAGTAGAATATTTTTTTAAAAATATGTCTAAGATTAGTAGGGTGGATGGAAAACCTGTTTGGAATGATGTGTTTATGTTCCACAGTACTTCATATCAATCTGAAAATTATATTCACTATCGTAATGCATGGATCAATGACTTCGAATCTGATTTTGATGAGTTTGAATCTGATTCGTCCTCAAAACAACAGACTCGTATATCCAGATTACATGTACCAATTTACTATAGTTTATCCAAGATGATGGATAAAAACATATCACATCCCATAGCAGATATGTTTAAATCAAAACATTTTATTTGTTTGGTTAACACGCAACTTTTTGTTGCATTAAGAAGTATAAAATTAGAAAAAGATAATAGAATAGATGGCAGTTGGGATGAAAACTTTGCTGTAATACCAGATATAAAATGGTACGATAAACCTTTGAAAGTATCGGATAGATTTACAAATACATTGGATATAAAAAAATATCAGTCATTGTCAGAAGAACTAAAAGAAGATCTCAAAAAATATAATCACAGTAATATAGATGATCTTTTTAATAAAACCAAACTCTTTAAATCTGATAATGAGTTATTAAAATCTATGATTACTCATCAATGGGATTGTAATTGGTTTCTTAATGAAGATGAAACTGTAGAAAACTTAAAAATACTGTATTCTGATATGGGTCTTGGAAAATTAAATGAGAAACTTATACGTAAAATGTATCGAGTATGGGTTGATAAAATGGATTATATTAAAAAATGGTATATTAAAGATGAAACTAATTTTACACCTTCGATTGATCAACAGTGTCCTCAGGGAGATTGGACAAGTGAAAAATGGAGTGGCGAGGTAATGCCATCACTAATGATAAATAATGACACATCCTTTAATGAAAACTAAAATGCTAACTGGAAAAGAATTCGTATCTAAAATTAGAGAAGGTAATACCGAACTCTTTGATCAGTCTCGTGAAAATGTTCGTCGTTTCTTTGCTTCCAATCCAAGTAAAGAGCACATGGTAGAACACTTCCGTGGACGTATGGTTAATGAAGCAGCAAACATGAAGGCTATCTCTGCTGAGATTGCTTCTGCTCCTGCAACCATGGACGTAACTGAGTTGGAACTTCTCACCAAACAAGCACAAGACGAGGCAAAACACTTCCGTATGGTTAAGGAAGTCATCGAACACATCTCTGGCGAAGAACTAGATGTTGCTGCTGCATTTGCTGCAGAAGAGGCTTCACCACAAGCGAAGGGTGCATCACTCCTGGACAAGTATGAGGCATCTTCTGACCCTGCTGCTCTTGCTGCGTACCAACTCGTCGCCGAGGGTCGTGCAGAGGCTGTATGGCATGAAATGGCTGAGTGCGTTGAAGATGAGTTCATCTCTTCACGTTATGCAGCAATCGCTAAGGACGAAGGTTTCCACTCCAATATCGGTGCTTGGAAACTAGAAAAATTAGTAGAAGGTGCTGCAGATGTCCAAGAACGCATTCTTGCAATGGTAGAACAAATGCGTTATGATCTTCTTGAGATCAGTAATAAGAATACTGCTATTGCGGTCTAATATGAATCTTTCTTTATATTATGAGTACAATTGAATTAAGAAGGAAAAGAGATAAAACTCGCATAATCAAGTGGGTCAGTGCCAGTACAATACTCATAGCAATGGTGTTTCATGTACTGGGGTTGACCCCTTGGAATAGCATACTACAACTAATTGGTGCATCTGGTTGGACGTATGTTGGATTTAAATGGAAGGAACGTTCTATCATTATGAACTTTCTTCCTCAATTCTTTATTATCATTCCTGGATTGATCTATCTATTATTTTTAAAATGAAAAAATTGATAATCCTTACTGGACCGCAAGGATCTGGCAATCATCTTTGGTCCAAAATATTTTCTTTACATCCAGAGGTGTTTGGATGGAAAACACTTCTTGACAATTACTGGGAAGCACATAGGTTTGCAGAACCTTTCTGTGAGTATTGGAAAGATCCATCAAAATTGAAAGACTTTGATTGGTCTACTCATGAGTATTTTTTCACAAGTGTCAGTGTCCCACTTGGTATTCAAGAGAAGAAATGGGAACCAAACATCATGCAGTTTTCTAGAGAAGTAGAAAAACAAGGCATTGAAACTCAGATATTGGTAATTGGTAGGGATCAAAATATACTTAGACATCAACAGGATCGTCTTAGAAAAGAGAGTACTCTTCCGTTGTTTATGAAACAACTTCCCAACTTTCCCGACGTTACTTTTTTAAGTTATGAATTACTATATCTTTACAAGAGATATTATCTTCAAACTTTAAATGTGGGTATACCTATTGCTTGGTGGGATCCCCGTGTAGATAAAATTTTAGAAAGTGATCCTAATGATAAGTATATTCATCGTGTTGATGAATACTTTTTAGATAATTGCAATAAGACTGGCAACCCCCTTAAATCTATATGAAAAAACTTGTGATCATCACAGGCCCACAGGGATCCGGAAACCATTTCTTTAGTAGAGTTTTTAGTACACATCCAAAAGTAGGTGGATGGAAAAGTCTATTAGATAAGTATTGGGTTCCTAGCGATGAAGAATACTTTGCAAAGTATTGGGTAAATCCAGAGGAATTATCTGAGAAAGATTTTGAAGGTTACGACTATTGGTTGGCAAATGTAAGTTGTCCATTTTTCTATGACGGAGTGAGACATATTCCAAAGATCCGAGAGTTTGCAGAGAAAGCTAAATCTTTGGGGGTTGATGTTCAGGTCTGCATCATCGTGAGAGATCAGAACATTAATTCTGAACAACAAAAGAGAGTTCGTGGAGAAGTTACTCTAGGAACTGCAATGCATTATTATCAGAATGAGATGATGGGAAGTGGTTTCAAAATTCACTTCTTAGATAATGAAGCCTTCTTTTTACATAGAAACTATTATCTCAAATGGGTTAGTCAACTTCTAGACTTTCCTGTTGACTATAATAATCCGGATATTTTTAAATTTATTTCGGAAGACCCTAATAAGAAGTATGTTAAATATATTCAGGAATACTGGCTAGATCATGAGGTTTGGAATGGAATCAAATCAAAAAAAGACAGAACTTGAAAACTTACTGATAAACAACAAAGATAATAAAACTTTTTGTATGGCTCCATGGACCCATATGAATATTGGACCTAACGGGGATGTTTATCCTTGTTGTTTAATGCCTTTAACTGATATAGAAGATACTTCTTGTGATGAGGATGGCAATGTAACCGAATCTGTTTTAGAAGTTATTGCGTCAGAGTGTAATGGAGATTCCAGAGATTTTAAAATGGGATCTCTGTTAAATGAATCTCTTAGAGATATTTGGAACAATGAAAATATGCGAGAACTTCGCAGAAATATGTTATGTGGAAAGGAATCTAGTTATTGTACCGCATGTTATAAAGAGGAAGAGGTTGGTCATGGTTCTTTGAGACAGGACATGAATACAACTTATTCTAAACATTTTAAGTATGTTGAAGAAACAAAAGAGGATGGGACTTTTGAAAGATTTAATTTAGTTTATTGGGATTTTAGATTAAACAATATATGTAATTTTAAATGCAGAATGTGCGGTCCTGGATATAGTAGTTCCTGGGAACAGGAAATGCGAAAGGAATTTAATATTGAAGGTGAGTATCCAAAAATTGATGTTGATATGGTACATCAAGATATAGAACCTCTTTATGATATTGTTGAGGAAGTATATTTTGCTGGCGGAGAACCATTAATTTCTGATCATCATTATATAATTTTAAACAAACTAATTGAAAATGATAGAAATAGAGATGTTAGGATATCTTATAATACAAATTTTAGTACTTTAAGATATAAAGAACATGATGTTCTTGAATTATGGAAGAGATTTCCAAATCTAGCTTTATCAATAAGCTTTGATGGAACTGAAAAACGTGGAGAGTTAATTAGAAAAGGATTTGATTGGAAAAAATTCTTGGATAATTTTCAAAAATTTAGAAAAGTTTTTCCAAATAAAACAATATCCATTAACTGTGTAGTTCAAGCTATGAACTGCTTTCATATTATGGAAGCTCATAAAGAACTTTACCTTAGAGGAATTATAAAGAGGTGGGATGATTTCAATCTATGCATGTTGCATAATCCTGAACACCTTTCTGTTTTGATTCTTGATTCTGAGTATCGAAAATTATTGGGAGAAAAAATAAAAGATCATATTAAGAATTATCTTGCGCCAGCAAAAGCTAATAAATCTATTAAACAATATATGTCTGTCTTAAAACTTCTATCAACGGAAAAGAAAGAACATCTAATCCCTACTTTTAAATCACATATGTCTGCATTGGATTTAATAAGAAATGAAAATTCTTTAGAAGTTTTCCCAGAATTAGAGAGGATTTTGAAAAATGATTGATAAAGATAGAATTAACTTGGAAGGTCAAGTGTTTTGTTGCGCCCCTTGGATGGCCTTAGATATTAGACATGATGGTGAAGTAAAACCCTGTTGTATTTCCGAATATACTTACGGCGATATAAAAGAGAAATCATTATGGGAAATTTGGAATGATGAACCAATAAAAAAACTTCGTGAAGATATGCTGAATAACAAACCAAACCCAAGTTGTATGGTCTGTTATAATAATCAGAAAGCGGGTAAGAGTTCATTAAGACAAGATTTTAACAGAGATTTATATACTTTCTATAAAAAATTTGTATATGACACAAATGAAGATTATACAGTTAATGAACCCGGATTTATTTGGTGGGATTTGAAATTAAGTAATAAGTGTAATTTTAAATGTAGGATGTGTAGTGAGACTTCTAGTTCTAGTTTTGAATTAGAAAAATTTGGAAAAATTTCTGGTAGATGGAATGCTTCAGAAAAAACTTTTGAAGAAGTGGAACCTTATTTGGGAATGGTAAATCATTTATATTTTTCTGGTGGAGAGTCTCTTATTATAGATGAACATTGGAAAATACTTGACAGAATTATTGAACTTGGTAGAAATAATAAAATAACCCTAGCTTATAATAGTAATTTTAGTAATCTAGTCTATAAGGGTAGACATATTTTTGATCTATGGGATAAGTTCAATAGAGATTTGCAAGTTCATATTAGTGTTGATGGTATTGGTTCTAGAGGTGAACTAATAAGAAAAGGATTTAAATGGGATAGATTTTTATCCCATTCTGAACAATTCATAGAAAGATTCAAAGATAGGAGAAATACTCACCAATTACATTTTGACTGTACCGTTCAAGCTTTGAATATTTTTAATGTTACTGATTTACATCAATATCTTTATAATAGTGGTTTAATGAAAGATATTGATTATTTCTTTTTAAATTTTATGCAGACTCCGAGGGAAATGTCTGTTTGGATTTTAGATAAAAAAACAAAAGAAGCTGCTAAAGAAAATATAAGAAAACATATTAATGAATTTTTGATTCCCAATAAAGCAAAAAGGTCTATCGTTTTTTATGAAAGTTTAATAACATACATTGATCTTTATCAGGAACAAAAATTAATTCCAAAATTTTTAGACTCAATGAGAAAATTTGATAAAATTCGCAATGAAAGTGTTATGCAGACTTTTCCAGAATTTGAAAGAATATGGAATGTAATAAAAAAGAAACCCAAAATATAAATAATTATTCGTGCGGAGAAACCAATGCAAAAACTAATTAATTTACTCTCCCTTTTTTCATTTGGAGTATCTGCTGCCGTCGTCGGTGCAGGTGCTTATGTGTATCTCAATAAAGATGCACTAATCGAAAATGCAAAAGAAGCAGCAATCAAACAAGTTACAGCATCTGTTACAGAAGCACTTCCTGGTATGATTAGTGGTGCTATGCCCAAGATGCCTTCTGCCACTGGAAATATTATTCCAGAGTCCAAAACTAGTGTTCCTTCACTGACAGGTCCAGCAATTCCAAGTTTTTAATAAATACTATACATAATACTAGTATTGGTATTTTGATATGACTGTAACTAGAAGAAAAAAAAGAGATGCTGAAGGAAAGTTTTTTCTTTATGTTTTCTTTTACCACCTCTATTCATCTTTACTGAATCTTTTTAAGGATGATTAATGCCCGAGATAAGAGAAATCCAAATCAGGAGTCTGGATATACCTCCAGTTCCTGATTGGTTAATGCAGTATCCACAGGCAATACCACCAGTAGTTCCAGTAACACAAAACATTGGAACACCGATAGTTGATATGCCTGGTTGCGTAGAATCACACCCTGACGGTAGTCCGCAACTGGCACAAGACGACCCAAGAGGTGCCAGGACCTATTGTGATGGAAGTGTACCATCATTTAATCCCATTAACTTTGAACCCAATCAAACTCTACCGACTCAAAAACCGAAGGTAGATACGAGGCAACCTGATATTCCCCCTGTTCCTGAGTTGCCGATACCTAAAACTCCTCCATCTGGTGTGGTAGTTCAGTGTCCCACACCATCACAACAGGCAAAAGAACCTGTTGGGACAATGATTCAAGGTTTTAGAAAAAAGGTAAGTGGATATCAACTTGTAGGAAATGAGTGTATTCAACTTACAGAAAAAGTCCCTTTACCCCAACAGATCATTTCTGGACTTCCTAGTCCTGGAACTGTGATGGCAACAGGTGGAATTGCTGTAGTTGCAACAGCATCAGCACTTGCAGCAAAACCATTAGCAGATATTCTCCTAAAGTTGGTCAAACCAACGGTCAAGAAAGTTATGAAAAAGATTGCTAAGATCAGGGGGAAACAAGAGGAGATCTTGTCTGTAACGGAGCGCCGAGATCTTCAGCGCGAGAGGACGGAGGCGATACGGGCGCTGAAGAAGGTCTTGAAACCGAAGGGATAGAATGTCTATGTGGAGGTATGACACCACCAGGGTTAGTAACAACCACATCCGCACACACTTTATAATATGGAGACTTGGGGTGGAAATAGATACCCTGCTTCTTCAACTCGCCACAATTCTTGAGTCTGGCAATTTCAAAATCTAATCTCTTATTAGCAGTCAACTGTTTCTGTAATTCAATTTGAGTCGCTGCTGCTTCCTTACACTGGTCTTGGAGTTTCTTATCTTGTGGGATAGACCAAGTAGCACTGACACCTAATGAAAGATTATAATTATCCTTCTGCCCTGTTCTGGTGGGAACAGTATATAAGATATTTCCAGGATTATCTAAAGACCCATCATCATTTAGGTCTCTCATATCATATACTGGATCATTGTAATAAGGTTCATAAGGTTTCTGCATCGAACCAGAACCAGTTACAAATGGAGTTATGTTTAAAGTTGGTCCCTGACACTGGATCCCACCACCATAAGTGTTTGTGATGTACGGACCCTGTAAAACCTGTATTGCTTGATTAGTAACACTGCCTGAAGAGTTAGCAACAGGAGCAGCAGTGGCGCTAACACCACCCACAGTTTCAGAAAAAGCCGCAGTCGGTGATAGTAATCCACAGGCAATTATTGTGTAAAGATACTTGTGGTATCCGTGATGCTTTGGATTTCCGTAGTTCTTTGAATTATTGTTTGATTGCTTAAACCAGGACCCTGATAAGTTTCCGTGAACTGAAACGCTCCGCCTGGTGTTGTTTGTGTAAATGTCGGTCTGCTTGTTACTCCAGTCCATGATGAAGTCACTCCTTCGATTGTTACATTATTAGCACCTGTTCCTGGTGATAAGTTACCTGATGCTGTAATACCATTACCTGTTACTGAATATTGATATCC